TCGGCGGCGGGAATCTTTCAAATAAAACATTATGAGCATCCTAAAACCAGCCAAACCACGCCAAGAGCGCGTCACGGGAAGCGCGGCATCGCACCGCACGGCGGGACGCAAGCGCAAAGAGACTGACAACTATTTCCTAGACGCAATCTTTGGCAACAAAAACACGAAACAAGACAGATGGGAAAGGAGAATCAAATGAAACGCAACGGACACGAATATATTGAGCCGGGACTAGGTGGGCATCCTCGCCTAACCCGTGAAGAACGAGGAGGCGGATCGGCTTCTGTAAATATCGCTTGTGACGACTTCCTGCGCCGACGCGGAATGGCGAAAGTAGATTTCAGCGCGATTCAACAACCGACGAACAAGAAAACCAAATGAACCATACCGAACTAGACTTTGCGCGATACCCTAGCGCGCCCGGCTACAAGCGAGGCGGCACATCCAAGGCGGCTGCTGATTCGATGCGAGCGAAAGCTCCGACGCTGCGGCAAAAGGTGCTAGACGTTCTGTTTCATCAAGACTTGACCGCTGATGAGTGCGCGGCTGAAATTGGCAAGTCGCTTTTGTCAATCCGCCCTCGACTGACTGAATTGCTCGCGCTTGGCAAGATTGCCGACACGGGAGAGACGCGGACGAACGCCAGCGGCAAAAAAGCAACCGTGTGGCGCGCAGTATGAACCCGCACACAATTCGCCGCCTTTTTCCTCACGCATCGCAATCACTAATCGCCGCAAATGAACAAGACTACGGGAAACCTCACGCTGACGATGGACTACCGCCCGCCAAACATCCGAAACCTAAGGCTTCACTGGAGGCAGCTTGTAAAGGAAAAGCACAAGGCGCAAGACGCCCTCATGTCTGCTTTACGCTCTGCCGTAGCCGACTACTCGACTGGGACGCCAAATACGGAGTTCTTAAAGATTTGCTCGACGGGCTTGTCATTGCTCAACTCCTACCGGGAGACAGGGAGGATCAAATCACGGGCGAGTGCCACCAAGTTAAAGTCAAATCCCGAAAGGAAGAAAAAACAGTGATACAAATAACTTTTCCTTGCAATCAGCTCGGCGTCGTGTAGATTTTACGCGCCAGTAATCGCTGGACTTCGATGATACCGATGAAAAACAAACTCTTACAAACGACGCCGTGTGCCGCATCAATTTCTGAAGCGGGTATCACGCACGGCGTCACCATCAAAACATTAAAGATAAGCGGAATCTACTGCGCGATTCATCGCGATAGCGGAATGTGCTATATAGGCAGCTCGGTTGATATTAGGAAGCGAATATCTTCGCATCTTAATTCCTTTAAATACGGAAGCCGAACAAGATTTCATAAGGCAATTCAGTCGCTTGGATTTGAATCTTTTGACTGGGAAATTCTAGATCAATGCAAATCCAGCAATCTACTTGAACGTGAAAGGTTCTATATTGCATTATTTAATTCTGCATCGTCGGATGGATTTAATATAAGAAAAGACCCGTGCGCCACTTATGGGAACATCCCAAGCGAGCAAACCAGAAAGATATGGAGCGACCAACGCCGCAACCCATCCCCTTCAACGCGAGAAAAATTGAGATGCGCGTCGTCTCGACCCGATTCACTGGAAAGACTTAAAAAAGCAAGATTGCACCAGAAGCCTGCCACGGATGCCACTAGGCTTAAGCTGATTCAGTTTCAAAAAAGCAGATCGCCAGAAAGCCGCGCAAGGGCAAGCGCGTCCAACACTGGCAAGAAAAGAAGTAAAGAGTATTGCCGGACAGTATCAGCAAGATTTAAGGGCGGGAAACTAACAGAGCAGCACAAGGAAAAATTGCGGATTGCTAAGAGATACATTTCCTCTGAAACAAGACTGAAAATCGGCGCGGCTTCACGCGGAAGAAAGCACAGCGAGCAATCCTTGGAAAAAATGAGACTTTCCAATATTGGAAGAAAGGCATCCGAAGAAACTCTAAAAAAGCTGCGCGATGCTTGGGTAAGGCGCAAAGCCGCGAAAGGCGAGGAAGAGCACACGCAAATCACGATAACTTACCCTTAATTTAACGTCCCTGACTAAACCTAGTCCTGCCGAGTCTGCTATTAAAGCCATCCGTTGTTCGGGTGTTTCATTTAGTGGTGGGCAAAGTCCTCGGTAGCAGAAACCGCGATTGCGGAGGATGGGGACACCTTTTTACGAACCAATGAAAACCAAAACGCCAAGACGCGAGAGCCATGCCAAGATGATGCTTGGACTGGCACGCACGCACCTTGCCCGCCTTAACGCTGGCACGGCACAGCTTCACGAAATCACCATTGCCGCGCAGGAGGTCGAGCGGTGGAAGAAAACCTTAGCGGACGAATCTTTGCCGCTGATTGACAAGCCTGTTAATGTTTTTGTTAAATAATCCTTTACAGTTAATTTTACAAAAGGTATTATGCAATCCATGTATGCCAAATTGTTCTCTCGCATCGCGCAATCTTCTCTTATGGAGCAAGATGTAGCAACGCGCTACTGCTTTATGATGTTGCTCGCCATTTCCGATCCCTATGGTGACGTAATCGGAACCGATGTGGCGATTGCGCGCACGGTCAACCTTCCGCTCGATACGTTTAAGCGGTGCATCGCCGATTTAATGTCCCCCGATCCAGACTCGAACTCGCAAGCCAAAGAGGGGCGAAGAGTGGTTGAAAGCGAAGCTGGTCGCGGTTACACGATTGTAAATTACCTCACCTATCGGGCCATAAAAAGCGAGGAAGAGAAGAAAGCATACATGAGGGAATATATGGCAAGGCGTCGTAAAGCACAGAAAGGCAACGATGTAACCGATGTAAAGATTTGTAAAAACGTGTTAAGCGAGGTAACACAGTCAGAGGAAGAGTTAGAGAGAGATAGAGAGATAGAGAAAGAGGAAGTAAAGAAGTCGGCGTTGCCTCCTGTTATTTCTAAAAAGCCTGTTGTTCGTCCTTCGCAGGAAGAAGTTGAAGCCTATGCAATCGAGCTAGGGCTTACCAAGAATGACGGGGCTTTCAAGTTTGACGGCTGGCTTTCAAACGGATGGACGGCTAACGGCAAGCCCGTGAAGGACTGGAAAGCGGCGATGCGGACTTGGCAACGCGGCGGATTCTTCCCAAGTCAAAAGGCCGGAAGCCAGCAGAACCGCAGAGCGGGCGAATATCCAGAAACCATTGTAGGAAAAATCATCAAAATATGACCGACACCCCAAAACATACGGGCGAGCTTGGAATCGTCGAAGCGGTCAAAAGGCTGTTGGCGGAAATAGAGCCAGCGACAGAAGCGGAGTGTCACGCCTACGATTTCAAAGCATACATCGCCCCGCAGCTTAAAAGATTCGGCTTTGAGTGCCGTTATCGCACGGACGGGCTAATGGACGGCCTAGACGGGCGCTGTGTGCTTCAAAAGCGCACGCTGGCGGCATTGACCAATATGCTCTGTGGAAAGGGCGCAATCGTCGCTATGATAGGGCAAAGAGGTATTGGCAAAACTCAGATTGCCGCGCAATACGTCATTGATCGGCTTTGGGCTGAACACAACACGGCAAAATGCTCATGGTTTCACTACACAAAGCTGACAACCGTAGTTGCCAAGCTAAAGGCGTTCTATGGCGACTTTGGCACAACCGATATGGCGAGGCTAGAAGCGTATCGGGAGTTTCTAACGCACGCACTTGACCTGCTCATCATAGACGAACTCCACGAAGTTGCAGACGATAGCAGACATAAAGACCGCATACTGTCTGACATATTGGACGCACGATACGCCGCGAAAAAGGACACGCTTTTGATTTCCAACCAATCCGCAAGCGAGTTTTCCAAGGCTACAAGTCCCTCGATTATCTCACGGCTAAACGAGCACGGCGGGATTATCCCTTGCGAATGGGAATCTTTTAGAGAGAAACCAGCGATATGAATTATGAACACACCAGTAAATTGCACAGACTCAGAACTCTCTAATTTGATAGAGATTGAGGATTGACTGCGCTCCTGCGAATAGATACCTTGTGAATATGAAATCTGAATTGACGAGAAAAAGAATGTCTGAATCTGCAAAGGCAAGATGCACCCTCGATTGGAAAAAAGCACAGTCTGAAAAACGAAGGTTCAAAGACGAAACCCATATCGTAACTGCGTATCAGTCCGGCATGACGCAGATTGAAGTTGCGAGAAAATTCTGCATATCCAGAAAGATAGTGGAGAACGCATTGCGAAGGGCTGGCGTAAAATGCAGGCGTAAAGTTAAGCGCAACCAAACCGGGCCTCTTAATGATAATTGGAGCGGGCGGTCAGCAACTATACTTAGCAAGCACAAGAGGCTATACAGAGCATTTGGGCAACCATCTAAATGCGATGTTTGTGGCACTACCGATGAATCTAAGCACTATGATTGGGCGAACCTTTCCGGCGACTATGACGATCCATTGGACTTCAAAAGAATGTGCCGTTCTTGTCATTGGAAATACGACAAAAAGCATTTGAATTTAAAGGGAGCAAAGGGTGCGCGCGGGCATCGGGGGGCCATTGGCGCAAAAAAATGAGCCTTCCGTTAAACTGCACTCAGGAGGAATTAGACAAGTATTTACAAAACCTTAGCGAAGGATATTTATGCCATTACGAACACTACATTTGTTTTCCGGCGCGGGAGGGGGAATCCTCTGCGACCTACTACTCGGACACCAACCCGTCTGCGCCGTCGAGATTGAACCCTATTGCCAGCAAGTCCTACACGCACGGCAAAAAGACGGTACCCTTCCTTGGTTTCCCATCTTTGACGATGTTAAAACATTCGACGGAAAGCCGTGGAGAGGACGGGCTGACGAGTGCGCGGCGGATTTCCTTGTCAGGACATTTCCAGCGCAGGAAAAGGAGTCGGTATCAGCGGAGAGCGCAGCGGACTTTGGCGAGAAATGGCAAGAGTGGTTTGCGAAGTTAGACCCCGTTACGTCTTTTTGGAAAACTCGCCAATGCTCACTATTCGCGGACTTGGAGTTGTCCTTAGAGATTTGGCCGCGATGGGGTATGATGCGAAATGGTGTGTGCTTGGAGCTTGCGACGCCGGAGCACCCCACAGGCGGGAACGAATCTGGATACTTGCCTACTCCGCGCGCCACGGACGGGAACAAGGGGACACGGACGGCGGAAGGTGCGGCGAAGGAATGGGAGCGAGGGAAGAACAAGGATTTAGGAATGGTTGCCGTGCTCTGGCCGACGCCAACGGTGAACGGATGGAGATCGGAGGGTGCGATATTGCAACTGAGGGAGCTAGTGGACGCGGGAGTGTTAGCGGAGGGAATGGCGGAGGGAACATTGCGCCCGGCGCGGATGAAAACATGGCCGACACCGACCGCCCACAACGCCAAGGAACAGGACAGCCCAACGGAAGCACTTCGCAACACGCCGAGCCTTTGCAGTCTAGCGCGTGGTGGGGACAAGACCCAGCCGAGACACCTGAATCCGGCGTGGGTCGAGTGGCTAATGGGGTGGCCCATCGGGTGGACAGACTTAAAGCCATTGGCAATGGACAAGTTCCACAAGTGGCGGCTCTCGCATGGCGAATACTCAGCGAAGGAATAATATGACCAAAACATCAGTATCAATGCCCGCCGATTTGCTCGCGTGGACACAAGCCGAAGCGAAGAAGCGCGACTCGTCAGCATCGCGCCTGATTTGCGACCTGATCGAACTTGAACGCCGCGCATCAGTTTTTGTGAGACTTGAAGCACTTGAAAAGAAAGTCAAAGAACTAGAGAACAACCAAACCAAATGACCGCACAACGCCGCCACGAATACCACGCAGACCGCGCACTTGACCGCGACCTTGCCGAGACAATCGCCGCCGATTGCTGCGAGAATTGCGGGCGCGAGCTTGTGAATGACAAGTGCGAGAAGTGCGAGAAACTTTTAGAGAACAAACAAACCAAAACACCATGACAACAGACACACTATTCAACATCGAACCAACGAAACCGACGAAGCTACAAGCCGCGAGGCGTGCGCTTGAGGATGCCGTCGCTGAATACGATGCCGCGCTTGAACGATGCGGCGGAGACGATGCCAGCCTTGGCGACTACGAGCGCGCCGTGAATCGGTTTGAGCAGTTAGTTCTCGCAGAAGAGATAGCCGAGTTGAACATCACGAAACAAATACTATGATACCAAACGAACGACCAACGCCGATCACCGATGAGGCAACAATCAACAATGTGCTAATCCAGCTATGACCCTCCACACCTACGACTTCGCGATCTACAACGGCAGGGTCAAGGTCTATGTGGACGGCTACGTGATGTTCACCTTCAACCAGCTAGATTTTAAAGGCTACTACGCCTATAAAGACGACACGTTGCTGTTTGGAATAGACATATACCTCGTTGATACGACGATGGAAATCTACTTCAAAACCAAGGAAAACTGGTTCGCAATTCTCGCGCTACTCGACAAAA